CAATCGGCATTATAAATTTTCATGTTATCTTGTTTGAAGCTTTTCATGATGTCTCCTGAAATAACGCCTGATTAAAAGCGCGCGGCCATAGCTGGCAATTATAAAGATTAAAGTTGTCCAGACGGCAAACTTGGCGGTGACACCAAAAAGCAACAGCGTCAACAAGTAATTAATGATCCCGCCAAGAATGACATTTGTGGCGGCTTCTTTGTGGTCTTGCTTCTTCACAAAACCACCCCGCCCTTCCTGAGTGCTTTGCTGGTGGTCAACTCTTCAGCAAGTTCTTCAGCGGTCATGGTTGGATTCAGAAACAATTGATGTTTCAGGTCATCCAGATCAATTAGCCGGTAGCGCGTTGAATTGCGGGCCAGCCTCAAAACGCTGATTGATCCTTTTTGAATAAAGTTAGGCATTTTTTATATTCCAGATTAAAATTACAGTTTGTTGAATTGTGCCAAATCTTGCCCGCGGGTGGTCTGGGCCTTTCAATAAGTCACGCTTTAAAGAAGTTAAAAAAACTTGATTGTCGGTGACCGTTGAACAGGCAGAAAGCCGCCAAGGCACCGGAGGTAATTCCTCCGGCTTTAAATTCAGCACCCAATCAATGAGTGCTTCCATTTGTTAAGAGAAATTGCCGCCCCAACCGGCTTGACTTGCTTGGCCGGTGGGCGCGGGTGGTGTCCCTGCTATTGTTTGTTGAACTGGCTGTTGAACCGGCTGTTGAAATGAAGGTTGCTGAAGCTGTTGTCCAGCTGCTGGCGCGGTGGCCTTGCTTGGGTCCAAATACTTATCAACCTTGTTATTTTGAAGCTGTTCATTTGTGCCTTTTTTATTAAATGAATCAACCTTAATTTTGACTTGGCCACCCTTCCCTCTGATTTCATTCCACTTCATCTGTAATGGTTCACCGCTTTTGCGATCACCAACAGAAGTGAAGAGTTGACAAAATTTCCATTCAAGGGTTCTTTTAAGTGGCAAGTGGTCTTTTATTACAGCTGTTGAACCATCAGGCAAAGTCACCTGAACGTGAACAATTATTTTCTTTCTTGACTTGTTGGCCTTTGTGTCTTGGTATTCTGTTTGTTCAAAATCAATAACATTGAACGGATAAACTCCCGCGGGAATCAACACAAATTCATTGCCATCATTTTCAATAACACCATCAAAAGCAAGGTCATCATCATCAACAGGCATGGCTCCCGCTGGGCTGGCATATTGCGGCTGTTGTCCCTGTTGTTGCGGCTGCTGGTTGTATTGATTTTGCGGTGTCTGTTGCTGTTGTGTGTACTGCTGTTGTCCTGCAACATGTGTTTGTTGTGTGTACTGCTGGTCCATTTTATTGGCCTCTATTGTTTATTATTGATTGATGCACTTCAGCCCAACCACCGACTAAGTGGTCAAGGTAATCTTGGGGAAAATCTGCCATTGCCATTCCTTCAGGCATATGGCCAGAACGGGCCGCCATTGCTTCCAATTCTTGGCGGGTGACTTGGTGTAAATCCATCAAGTCATAAAGCGGTCCTGAGAAATTTGTACTGCCTTTTCCAACAGGCGCTTCTTCTTGAATCTGTCCTGTTTGACTTTCGCCTTGTTGTGTGGTCGGGGTTTGCGCTGGGGCTTCTTGGATGGGCGCACCTGTTGCCTCCTGTTTTATTGGTTCTTGTGTGGGGGTTTGAAAGTCTGGCAAGAAGGGAACCAAGGCTTGCGCCAGTGTTGCGGGGTTGCCTTCAAAGTCAATTTCAGCGGGCAAGCCATAGCGGTTTTTCCCATCATATGAAGTTGTATGACTTGTAAAGATGACCCTCCGCCCGCCTGTTGCTTTCTTTTTCCCGCCAGAATCGCCAGTGAGAAAATATTTATAGTTTGCAAAAAAGACCGCGTCAGCCCATTCCTTTGGCAAGGGGGCTACCTTTTTTTCAAGCCTTAATTCATACTTGTCAAAAGCGCCATTTTCTTCAGGTAGTTCCACCCGCTTCAAGTGACTATGACCAAGAAGAACAACGTGGACCCCGCGGTTGATTACATTGCTTAACGCGTCAAGAAAACGGCCCATTTCTTCAGCTAAATATGAATAGCCTTTTCCAAAGCCAAAATCTTCAATCCCGTTGACGTTGCCATTGATGCAAATGTGTCGGGCTGCCATAGTTTCAGCCCAGTCAATTGTGTCAATAACTAACGTTTTATAATTGTGTTGACCGGAGGCAACAAATGAAACTTGATCCATGAGCATGGCCCAGCTGGTTGGCGCGTCCATTCGTGCAACATTCATGTGATCCGTTGAGCCTTCAGTGTCAATGAAAAGCGGGGTCGGAAAATGGGCGGCCATTTCTGACTTACCAATCCCTTCCACGCCATAAATGACGATTCTTTGAGCCTTTTGTTTTATACCTGTATTTATGTTCATTATGAGAAATTTCCCCATTTTTTAGGTTCTTGTTTTGGTGTGACTTTCTTGGTGATTGTTCTGTTTTCGGCAACCTTGCCATCAGAAATAATGATTTGGCATTCTTCACGATGCCCGACCGTGGTCCCGATGTTTTGAAGACCTTCTTGAATCAGCCATTCATTAAATGAAGCCAATGTTTGTGAATCCATTTGTTCAAGTTTGTCAGTGAGTACAAACCCACATTCAGGTTTTAATTTTCTGACAATGGCAGCCGAAACAATGAGTTGTTCAGCCCCTGACATACAATCCCATAGCTGGCCCTTATAAACCAGTTTTCCTGACTCAATGCCAAGTTGTGGGAGTGGTAGTTCAGCGCCTTCAAGTAGGGCAATTCTTTGCTCCCTTACTTCATCCAGCTGTTTTGTCATTGCCTTGTATTCAGTCTGTCTTTTTTCAGCCGCTTCAATGGCCGCTGATTTCTCAAGGTTTGACCGTATCTTTGTATTAATATCTTCGATGTCGCGGAGCTGGGCCGTTATGGCTTCAGTTGATTCATCCTGAAGGGCTTCAGCTGTCTTCTTGGCGGTGTTGTATTCTTGAAGCTTCACTTCTTTTGAATTAATCAAATCAGTTATTTTCTTCTTGCTTTGTTCAAGCTGGGATTCAAGTTCAGCCGCGCGCCTTCCTTCAATTTCAATTGATTCAGCAAGCTGTTTTCCTTCAGAGCTAATCAAGTTCAAGTTGCTTCTTGCTTTGTCGTTTTCAGCGTTCTTTAATAAAACCTTTTGATGGCGGTCAAGTAGGTCTTGGGCAGATACTGGCACTTCAGGCAAGTCTTTAAAGAAAGCCATTTCATCAGCGTGGTTTTTCTTGGCGGTGGCATCGCGACCAATCAAAGTCCGTTCATCAAAAATTTCACTTTCTTTGTGATCAAGTTCAGCAAGCTTTTCACCGACACCCAAGATTGAAAGAAGTGTTTCAGCTTTTTTCTTATCGCTTGACTCCATGAACTTGGGCAGGTCAAGAGCTAATTCACTAATAAAAGAATTAAGAAGAGCTTGGCCCCCTTTTTCGCCTGAAGGGTCAGTTACTGTCAGGGTTGAATTCTTGCCCTTTCTTTCAACCACAAGGCCATTTGAAAGAACAATTTTTATTTTTGGCGGGGCTTGGGAGTCATCACGCTTAATTCTTGAGGGCTTCTTTCCGTTGCCACCCAAAGCAAAAGCGATGGAGTCAAGTATTGACGTTTTGCCAGCTGCATTGTCACCACCTATTAAGGTTAAGCCATCAGCAGACACTTCAAAGCTGACAGCCTGAACGCGCTTGACATTTTCAATCTGCAATTCAGTTATTTTTACGGGTTTCATCATTGGTTATTTCCTGCTGGTTTAAGGATTGCGTCTTTCATAGACCACCCTTTTTTTATTCTGTAATGAATGGCTTGGCGTGTTACTGAGCATCGTGGGTCGGCGATCCAGTCAGTGAGGCATTTCTTTTCGCTGAAAATTGTCAGCATGATATTGTTTCTTTTGTTTCTTGACTGAACTGACATTTCAACCCATCGGCAATTTTCAGGAGAATAGCCCTTGTTGTTATTGATTCGATCAAGCGTCAAATCTTCTCTGAAGCCGTTATTGACCGCCCATTCATTAAAGGTCTTGCTGTCTTCAAGCCATGCTCTGCAAACCGTTATTCCTCTTAATCCATAATATTTAAAATCCTGATGATTCTCGCGATAGCACTTAGCTTTTATGTTTGCTAGGGTGTATCTGAGTTTTTGGCAAAACCAAATTGACTCACCAGCTGGGCTTTGGTGCTTGATAGACTTACTTGGTTGCATTCAAGATCCTTGATTTTTTAATTAGGGTTTTATTGCAGTTGGCACAGCGGACCACCTTTTGATTGGTTTCAATTAAGAGGGTGACTCCTCTGGTGGTTTTATGGCGGCAAAACACTTGCTTGAGGTTGATCATTATTTCAGTGCCTCAATGAAACCGGCAAATTGAGCGCGGTCTTTGTGGTTGATTATTTCAAACAGGCTGAAATATCCCTTTTTCATATCCATGAAATCAGAAGAGAACATGACCAGAGCATCATTGAAGGCTTCAGCTGCCTTGGTTGCTTCTTTATAAGTGTTATAGCTGCCACCTTGACGGATTGCCCAATAACTGCCAAATTTTATATTGTTTGAATAGCATTCATCCTCTGAAGCATATCTAAAAGTGACAAGGATATACATTGAAAGATTACCCATTGCAGTACTCCAGAGTCATGAAGCCTATTAAGGCGGTACGGGTTGCCTTGAGTTCAGGGTGAGTTGACTTGAAAGCAAGAATCAAGTCATTTCTTTCTGAGAAGCTTAAGACCTCATAGCGGTCACTTGATTCTTGGATTTTTTGGATAAAGTCAACTTTTTCAGACTGACTTGACAAAGTGGTTTTATTCATTAGCTTATTATCCTGAATATTTGTTTATTTTTTCGCAGTGCTTGAAACACTGTTTGATTTTGAAGCTTCAGAGGTTGCACCCTTTGGAGCTTTTTTTGTTGATCCATCAGGATGAATTTCCATCCCTGCCAAAGTCAACTTAATGACCTCATTTATTAGGTTGCTCACTCAGCGGCCTTTTTGTTGAGAGCGCCAATAATCCAAGCCTCAACATCTTTCTTCTTGAATCTCCATTTTCTGGCCAATTTATAACCAGTGATATTCTTTTTTCTGGCCTCCCTCTCGATGGTCTTGGGACTAAGTTGAACAAACTCAGCCACTTGTTCAGCAGTCAAATAAATCTCATCTTTCATGCTTTATCCTTTTTTGGTTATTAACTAATTTTGTCGATGCTTATTAACTAATTCAGTTAATAACTATTTGCAAGCTGCATTAATA